ATCTGCATGAGAGGGTTGTTGATGTTCATCCTCAATACCCATCTATATATTCTTTTCGGTTCGGTACCAGGGTTTGCCCAAAATTCTGCCATGTAAGTCGTCTCCTTGTTTTAAATAGTTCTATCTATCAAAAATTTATTTTTAATCATCAAAAGAAGCTCCACTCCTGGTGATAATGAAGTCAAGAGCAATAAACTCAATAGCTCTTGCAGGCTTCAAGAAGATCTTAGCATACATGATGTTTCGATCAATCAAATCAGGAGTGGTGGTGGTCTCATCGAGAACCAATTTGTAGTCTGCCAAGCCAAACCTGACTTTGACGCTTTCCAGCAGCGGTCGAACCAGAGCCTGGAAGCGGCCCCAAGTTGCCTGAATATTTTGATCAAACAGGACTTGGTTGGCCAATCTTGAAACTTCCTTTTTAAGGAAAATCAACAACCTTCGAACATTGATTCGATTAAGCGCCGATGTCGTGGCGTCCATCGTCTTTTGGCCGAAGATTACGATACCCTCATTCGGGAAGGAAGCAATCGGGTTAATATTCCTTTCATAAAGCGTATCTCTCTGGACGGAGGACAGCCTCTCCGAAACATTAGAGACAACGAGCCCAGAAGAGCCCTGGCTTAAGCCGCCGCGATTAAAGCCAGCGGGAGCAAACCAAAGCTCACCTACTCGATCTGAATGAGCGAAAGTTCCCAAAGCCACAACCGATGGTGGAGCCCATAGAGAGGTGCCCGTCTTAGAGTCCCTAATCTGAACCCATGGGTAATAGGTGGCGCCATAAGAAGAATTCTTTCTCCTGTCTCTAAAAGTATTGGCTACGCTTGTCAGGGTTCCAACACGATCCGTAAAGGAGGCATATGCCTTCCCTTCTTGAGGTCCGCTGTATACGGACGGAAGATCGATGATAGCCATGGCATCCCCACGTTCCTCGCAGACATTTACCATCAAATCAGTAATTGAGTTATTCGAGTCACAAAGGCCCGGGGCAACCATTAAGTTAAAATCAACATGCTCAGGATCCGAACATGCCTCGATTGCCCTTCTGACCGTGTTCAATTCATAATTAGCCTTGACATCAGTGCCGGCAATGTTCCTATTTGCCACCGGGTCCATCTCTCTGATGTCCCAGCCGTCATAACCACCCCACATCGGCGTCGTAAAGCGATTAAACTCATGAGTGTCGATAACACTAGTATAGGTTCCAGTTAAAGCAGTAGCCGAGGTGCCAGCCTTTCTAGAACCAGACGTGTAGGTCCCTTTGCCATCGTTTTCACCGTCTACCACAAGATCATCCAAGCTGAAAGCAACCGAAACCTGAACGCTACCAGTTGATGTAAGCGAAAGGTTCGCTGGCAGACTTCTCAGGAGATCAATATTGCTATGGGCAAATCGCGTGGCTGCTCCGCTGCGCGTTGAGTCGTAGCCAAAATATGCATCGTCGTGATTCGTCAACAAAGCATCTGACGAATTTGCCCGCAAGGCAATTGTCGGATAAATAAAGGAGCTAGTTCCGAAGCCGCCGGCTCCGTAGGTCCCGACATCAATTCGAGGAAACGTGGCTGCTCCAGACATATTCGTAATCCCAGATGATGTAGCAAAAGTTCGAGTTCCAATCTGCCCATCACGAGCCATATTAAAATCTGGCGGATTGTGATTTATGATAGTGAACTGTTTCGGTCGATACGGGCCCCAGAAACCAAACGGAAGCAGCCTAGAATCTGTAGATCCTTGCGCCACTTCATTGTTCATTTCTATTCTAACAAATTTAGACATATTTGGATAATCTCCATATACTCTAAATCTTTTTTCATCGTCATCCCACGTCGCATATGAATCACCAATTTTTCTTGCAAGAAAGTTTGGCGAATTTGGATTTAAATTACAATTGTTGAACTCTTCAACAACTCTAACTGCATTGTCTGAATCATAAGCCCTACGAAGCTGAACCGTAAATGTTCCAAACGGATCGACATCTTCATTTGGTGATGCCTTAATATCTTTAATAGAAATTTTAAGTTCTCTATTATCCCACTCACCAGAACCAAGAGAATGAACCCTGAAAAGTTTAGTTACATAAGTCTCGTCCATCGGATCGAAGTTTGAATATGTTGTACCTCTCATATCTTGAGAAATAATCCAACCACTTTGTGCAGCCTTTTGTCCAAACTTATGATCTGCGAAGTTTGTCAGAAATTCGGGCGTATTGCCCAAACGAAGCATGATGCCATAAACATCACCAGCAGAAGCAGCAGATGAGCCACTATTAAGATTACGGACAACACTATCTTCAAAAGTGTGAGCCAACCAGTGAGATTCAATGTTACCAGCCTGTGTCAATCCCGCATTGGTCAAAATTGGGTTAGTGTTGAATGCCTTTCTAATAAATTTATCAGAATCTGGATTAAAATTGAAACTAATTGCTTTTTCGGAATTACTAGAACCAGAAGTCATGACGGCTGTAAACTCAGCCGAGGCACCAACAGATTGAATGACAGCAGCATTCGAAGCGGTCGCAGCAATTGACGCACCGTTCCTAATAGTACCAGAAAGCGTAATTGAATTATTTGCAGTCTCTATGTTTGGAAAATACCAGACAGCAGATAAGAGACCAGTAAGTTCTTCTGTAGCCGTTGTGCCAGAGTCAATTAAAAACAACCCATAAGCCGAAGCAGTGGCGTTATCAATAGTCCAGCCGGCCTCGCCGCCGGCAGTTTTGTTTGCATTTTCTTCACCCAAGAGCCGAACAACTGTGGCCGTGCGGCCGTTTCTCAACCAAGCCTGGGCGGCGTAGGTAGCATACATAGGGGATGTATAGTTTCCTTCTCTCCAAACATCACCGCCGCGACCTCCAGGAACAGTGTCTCCGAAAGTTTCAACATATTCAGAATAGGAATTAACCGATACGGGCCTCATTGCGGGCCCTCTTTCCGCTCGGCCGATGATTACCGGGCCAATATCAGGGACTGGGGCCGCTACCTGAGAGCGGTCGATTTCCCTAACGAAAACCCCTGGTGATACAAACTTATATTTTGATGCTGACATGCGTTAGTGTCTCCTTGTTAATGAATGGTGATTGTCTCTAATAAATAGTATATCGATGGGTCAAAAGAATTACTCTCTATAAAAACCTCTTTTATCTATATGCTCCGGAATATCACCTATTATTATTCTTTCTCGCGGGAGCTTGACCTCCACAGCATTCTCGCGGACGACAGCCTTTGGTCTTTCCTGGTTTTTGCCTTCTCCAATAATGTAACCCAAGGTTCTGATATCTATTGTTGTTTCGTAATTTCTATATTCAGCTTCCATCGTCGCTGCATTGTTATTCTGTGTAAATCCAGCCTGGATGAACGACTCAAACCGGTGACCGTCGCGCTTCGCAATGAAGTAATTGATACCACCTGTCCTTGTCATGAATGGCGTTGTTATATCGTTCATCTGTTCTTGATATTCTGTTTTGATGTTTATAGAATAAGAAATGTCCAAATATACAGGCATTGGGATGGTGATTGTCTCGTAAACAATCTTTTTGTTTTCTATGGGACGGCCAAACAAATCCTTTTTGGGAAAATTCCTCTCCCGACCGCCGGCGTCCACAGTTCTCCTCCATGAATCAGCATTAGCGAAATTGGCAGTTTTATCTTGCCGGATCCTTCTGGCAATTGTTATGGATCCCCCTTTCTCGTCCTTTACGGGAGGAATATTTGCCCAAGCTGTCCCTTTTCTAGCCGGATCCTTGGACACGGACACTCTTTCAATCGTTATCAGGGGAAGAATCAAGGTGCCATCTTGATCCCTCAATTTATTGTCCCTCTTGATCTGAAAAGCACGCTCGGCGGCAGCCCAAATCACTGGAACCTTTTTAAAACCATCTCTTGTTGTTGTGTGAAGATCCATCTCTTCATTTAGCCAGTTGTAAATGGCATAATCGATGGTTTCCAGCGTCGAAGGCATAAATGGTATTTCTTTTGTTCTAGCTGGCATCAAACAACCCCTTTCTCGCTCTGATACATTGTGCAGAAATCTCTACTTTATGGTCTACTTGGCCAAATATCTGTCTCGGCTCATTTAAGGTTACAATTTCATAATGAAACGACCCGTAAAGTAAAAAATCCCCTTCTCTGACAAACAAATCCTGATCCTCAGTCAAGCGACGCTTGTGAAAATGCACCGCAATGCTCGATCTACGATCAACACCATAATTTGTTGTTGAAGTACTATGCCCTTCCCAGTCAACAAGAGCATAAACTCTAATTGGGGGGAGAAACGTCTTCTTTATCGCCTCACCATAAAGAGGGTGAAAGTTCGTATGATCCAAACTTATCGGATAATAGAGAACCTGTTGACCAATGACACGCTCAATGAGTTCATCATTGACTTGTTTAACAAGATCTCGCTCCTTTTTGCCAGCAAATAATGGTGGCGGGGGAGCATCTGGCTGTGACCATTTGTTATCAGACACGATTCATCACCCCACAAATATGCCGGCGGGAACGTTCGATTGGACCTTGTTGACGTTATCCATAATCGCAGATTCGGTTTCTGTAAGTCTCTGATATGTCAACTCATCCAGCACAGTTTTCAGTTCTTCTCTTAATTTTTCTTGTTCCGCTTGACCCTGAGAAATGAGCGCATCCGCATTCAAAGTTATGGATTCTCCTGGAATTGGGATCGTTGCAAATTTACCCCGAACTTGCCCTAACATCTCTTTTGTCAAAGCGAGAGCAAATCTTCGAATCCACTGTTTACCCATAGAGTTAATATTTTTGAACGGAATGTTCTCAAATGGGAGTGTATTCATATTATTAATACCACTGGCCCCATCTGGGCGGTCGGAATCCTCTTCCCAAGAGTCTTCATCAACTGAAAATTCGACCCACATCTTCTCCGGATGAGAAACTTGGACATTCGGAAACAACCTTAGCCTATTGTTCTTGATCTCATAAGAAAAGTGAGAAATTCGCGTATAAATACTATCCTCAAAGGTCATTGCCTGAAGTTTGTTCATCCAGGCCGGAATCAAGTCAAAACTTGAATCATCAGCAAACTGACCATATTGATGCAAGTTACCGACAACGTTTAAACCACCATAATATCCATAAAAGCGCCACATGGCGTGCGGAGTTTTGAAATATACCCTCCTAACCGTAATTCTCTTTCCCCCAACTTTCTGGTAAAAGGGAGAATCACTATAAGTCTCTGCTGATGCTGATATTATCGACTGTAAGTCATAGTCCTGCGTACTAGCCGTGGTATTAAAAGAAGCGGAATATATGTTTGCATTGCCGCCAATCCCAACTTCATGGGAAACTGCATTTCCCACTCGCTTAGAGTATTGAAAGTTAAACCTAGGCAGCTTCAAGGCGACGTCGTTTTCGCCTAGGCTGGCCGATAGTGTGTCGCCTGAAGTTAGTTGTCCATAATGATCAAAAGAACCAGTCGAATCACCCAACAAACTCGGGAGAGCATTTTTGGCTTGATGGGTGTTGACGATATAAGAATATTCAAACACCGCCTCTTCGTAAGCAGCATATACATTCTGAGTTGTTATCTCGATATCTAAAACATCTCCACCAAGCTTGCGATAAGTATACTTAACTTGATCAATCGCTCCTGTGCAAAATGTCTGATCAAACAAGGATCCATCTATGGCATAAATACCAAACGGTAGATTTGTCGAGGTGACGTCAGTGAGTGTGCCCGTGGCCGGCAAGACGACCTTGTTGGCTTGGCTTGAAGGTGTTAAAGTGGGGACCGCCATTAAATTATATCTCCTCGGATATAATTAGTTCTCGGCGGTGTAAAACTACTTATCTTTCTTTACCGAAGATCTTTTGGTTTTCTTTTTGGTAGGCTTGTTGGTAGTCTTTCGCTTTGTGGTCGTTTTGCGTTTGGTTGCCACCTTCTTCGCGACCTCCGGAGCCAGCGGCTCTACGATTGGCTCTGGCTTAGCAACAACAGCAACCTCCTCGACAATTGGGGCTAGCTCTGGTTCCACAGCTTCCTTCTTTGTTTCAACCTTAAATACTGAAGCAAGCTTGCTTCCAAACTTGCTTCCAAACTTTTGAGGAAACATTCGTGCTCTTCTTTTCTTTCCCATAATACCTCCTGGGTTATATTATACAATAAATAGTTTCAAATTTTAAAATGAAAATCTCAAAAATTTGCCGGCGGTAATTTTTGGCTGATCAACATTTTGAAGTTGAATTAGAAAACCCCACCTCCCGAAAGAAGTGGGGTTTTAGTTTGACAAGCTAGTTGTTACTTGCTTTTCTTGGCAGGTGCCTTTTTAGCCTTGGGCTTGGCAGGTGCCTTTTTAGCCTTGAGCTTGGCAGGTGCCGGCTTGGGATCCGGTACTTCTACTTCTTCCCATACCTTTTTGTATACCTTTACGGTATCTGTTGATTCTTCTTCAACTAGAATCCTCTTTCGTACTCTCTTCTTAGCCATCTTAAGCTCCTATTATCTTTCCATGCAATATCTAACATAATCAACGGTTAATTTGTCGTTATCGTTTGTTTGCTGTACGAACTCAAGATGTGGAAACATAGCTTCCCCATCCAAAGGCAAATTTGTCGATGAAGAGTGAGAAAATGTGCCATTGATATAGTAATGTGCAGTGACTCCATCAAAATAGATACTCAAAGTAACAAAAGTGTCGTCTCCCAAACTTGTGCTAGACGCTGTTACTGTCTCGGTATCAGACGAAGCGGCAATAGACGA